AGAATCTCGATAAAGTGCTTTGCTTTTTTTAAATCTTCTACACCATTCTTTTTCCGCCATCGAGATATATATTTAATTACACATCCTTCAATATAAGGAATGTTGTTCTTGTGGATGTATTCAACCGGCTGGATAGCCATGTCTTTGTAGTGGCCTCCGCCTATTTGAATATCTAATGCTTTTTCTGTCATGTGTTCATCGGCTTTTGTCATTGGGTGGCCTCGCTTTGCCTTTGCGCCATGTCCGCTATTTCCTGTCGAGTAGCCATGCGGTAGGCTCCGAATGCAGTTTCGACAAGTATTGGTTTCTTTGCCTTCCACTTTTTCCAAGACCCGTAATAATACGTTCTTTCTCGATTGTTGTTCCACTTAGCATTTACTGTGTTTCGGTCAAAATCAATGGAAACTATCTCAACCTGATAAACCGAAACAGTGCTTATAGTGGTGTTGCCCATCTTTGTTCTGCATACATCATAAACAATCATTCCGGGGCGCATATTTTTCAGTCTCACAATTTACCTCCGTTCAGTTTTTCGAGTGCGGCTTTTGCAGCGTCCAAAGCGTCATGCTTTCTATCTGATATGCGTATTACTTCCTGAGCAGCGCGCACCAGTTCAGCGATAGCGTCGGCGTGGTTGCGGGGTAAGCATATCCACGGCCCTTCCGTAGCAGCCTTCAGCCGTTTAAGCTCAAACGATATAATGCACCGATCAAATTTAAAATCGACTATAGCGGCGCGTTCAAGCATGGCTTGGTCGATTATTTCTCGAACACTGTTAAATCCTTCATCATCTGATTTAAGCTCAAACGATACATTCACGCGCTCCTCTACCTCCAGCCGCCTCGCGTCATCTATATGATCGCTCATTTCCTCATTCCCTCAAGCAGTTTGTTTAAGGCCTCTCTGTTTTCTGCGGAAATCTTGTTGTCCATAGGTCGAGGAAGGCTCAAGGGTTTGTCACGTTGAGCCATAACGCGCAGGAAGTCCTTCGGTGTGGGGAATGTATCGGAAATCGCGCACAACTCCGTAAATGCCTTTTTAATGCGTTTTTTGTCTAGCTTTTCATCCCATGAAATCGGCCTAGAAAGTAAAGTTTCCGTCCAAACTTCTACTGTTCCTCGGATTACGTCACTCGGAGGCGCGTTTTTAAGACGAATAGATAAGAGTTTCTGGATACCCTCGATTACTTCGTTTCTTAACCACATATCTTCAACCTCTGAAGATCAACGATAGCCGCTAAAGTTTGTGATGTTTTAGGTGCTATGTCAATAATTACTTCATCGTCCCATCTCTCTTGCCTAAGCCATGTTGCGGGATGTGGGATATAGGTTCCGCCATCTTTTTGCCATTGTTCCTGTTGCTTTTGTTTTTCTATTGCTTCCAGGAGGATGTCTAATGACGGTCTTATGTTTTTTGTTCTATCCCATGCTGTTCTTGCTGCGCCTTTTGCTACTTTTCTTGGATATGCTTTCCAGAAGGTGTCAAATTCCATTCTCATTCTCCGAGTAATTTCCAGGCTGTTGCTGCACACAATGGGACTTGACCGTTACCAATGGCTTTAAGTCTGTCCACCCTAGCGGCCACCCCATCAGCCACTCGACCCACGTTGGGTTCAGCTTGCCACCAACTCGCTCCGTCAAAGATTCCTGAAGATGAACGCCTTTTGCCGCATGAATCACCCGCCGTTCTGCTTTCCGAACCAAATTGCTTGATTGCTTGGCCTCTCCCGCATTTGGCGTAGGCCATTTTTCCGACAATCCAGATTCGATCCCTCTGGTGGTTTGCTCCAACATCGGCAGCTCCCATAACAATCCATCTCGCGTCATACCCGAGCGCGGAAAGGTCTCCAAGCACTCGCCCGAGTCCTCGATTAACGAGCATTGGGCTGTTTTCCACGAATACGAATCGGGGTCGTACTTCGCCAACCACCCGCGCCATGTGGGACCACATGCCTGATCGGGTGCCGTCGATTCCGGCACCTTTTCCTGCAATGCTGATGTCTTGGCACGGAAATCCGCCAGATATAACGTCAACAATTCCTCGCCACGGTCTGCCGTCAAAGGTTTGTACGTCATCCCAAATCGGGAAAGGCGGGAGAAGGCCGTCATTTTGTCGGGCGCACAAAACGCTTGCTGGATATGGCTCCCACTCAACGGCGCAGACTGTTCGCCATCCGAGAAGTTTTCCCCCAAGTATTCCGCCACCAGCGCCCGCGAAAAGAGCCAGCTCATTCACTTGAATCCTCTAATTCATATTCAAGATCAAGACTTCTTGCTGCCATATCGCACAGTATGTTTGCTTCTTCAGGATCAATTGGCAGCTTAAATACTAATGTATCTCTCAAGGTCTCGATGTCTTCGTAGGTCAGTTTCATGGTTTCTCCTATGGTGGGCAAGGCCGGAATCGAACCGGCATGGCTTGCGCCGAGGGATTTTAAGTCCCTTGTGTCTACCAATTTCACCACTCGCCCGTTAATTTAAACCTTCTTTTCAAGCTCTATTCGTTTCTTTCTCAACACTTCTATTTGCTTGAGTATGTTTTCTTTGTGCGTCTTGAATCTTTTAATCATCGGCTGAAGTTCAGCAGCGTTGAGCCTTCTGGACATCTTGTGGATTCTTGACTTGTAGTCTTCGTTTTTGTTTCTCAACAATGATAGTTTCCTGTCTATTTCGACTATCTTGTTTGTAATGACTCTTTCCTCTACAGATAAACTCTTTTCCTCCCTTTCATTGAACTTGATGAGTCTGGCAGGTTGATTGATCTGCACAAATCTAGGCTTTAGCGCATCCATGAATGTCATGTCTTTTTCCTTGTCGTCTTTTTGGTTGCTTTACGTTTGTATTTTCGTTTAACAACATTCACATGGGAATTGAATTCTTTGTCTGCTGTTTGCTTTTCATGCGATTCCTTGATAAGCACACACCAGAACAGATAAATCATGTACACAACACCAAGAATCAAAATGCCTAATAAAAATTCACTCATCATCATCTCCTAAAAAGTTAGCCTACTCGCTGCGTCTGCTTTATTCATTTAGCCTCCCAAAGTAGTTTTTGACCCCGCAGATATTCAGCGGTATCAACACGCGGCCTGCTTTTACAATTCCAGTTTCCGCCACCTCTTTCCCCGATTAACTTCCAGCCAGCTGCTCTTAAACTTGCCCCGCCCTCTGCTGGCAGAGTGTAGGTGATAAGGCGTTGGTATCAGAGAGCCTTTGCCGCCCGCCATGCCGCACCGTACAGCATTGAGCACGCATTTTTTGCTCCGTCAGTGCAGCAGCGATTGACCTCAAGAGTCATTCCGTTGTCGCTGTTTCTCGCCACCGGCCTTCCAACCATTGCCACGCCACGCACCAAATGATTTTCGTCACTGACCGCCACGCAAAACTTAACACCAGGCATAGGCTTGTGATGCCGATGAAATCGGGCAACAAAAGCGTTTGCCTCTGCAAAATCAATGGGGGTCACAAAAAGTTTATGGCCCATTGTTTCTTTCCTCCCAAAAGTAAGCCTACTCGCTGCGTATGTTGCGTCAACTAAGACACAACACACCGCACTCAATGTTTGGTTCCGATTCAATCCTGCCCATATTGACAGGAAGTTCATCCAAAAAAATTGGAATCCTTTTTTCGCCATCCATTCTTTTGTTAATTGCGACATTCATTTTCCGTTCTTGTTTTGCCATCTTTTCAAAAGCATCAGGAAAATCGAATCTGATCTTGTTCCAATATCCAGCGCCACCCTTTACACATCCAATACAGTTGTTATTAGGGTAGCCTAGCCTATACATAGCAGGAATCTCAATTCCTGCACTATAAAGTGCCTCCAAACAATTTCGTTTTGTTATTCCCTTTTCAATCAAAGGAAACTCGCATTTAAGGTCAGGCTCACCAATCATCAACTGATGTTTCCTATTCGACTCTTCGACCGTGTAACCAAAAATATGCAAATCATCTTCTTTTTGATATTTCCTCCTAACCAACTTCTTTAGCTCTGTAGTACATCTTGCTCCTGCTGGTCCGACTAGCCACCCCGTTTTATCAAATACATCATAAATATCTGAGTATTTTGTAGAGCGAATTAATTCAATTTTTTTCCCGAACCATTTCTCACAATCGTGCATAAATCTTAAATTGTCTGGATGTTCGTATTTCAAAGTATCGCAATAAACAACCTCAACCAAATCACCGTATTTTTCAATAGCTAGTTTTGCTGAATATGCGCTTGCAGCGCCACAAGAAAACCAACATAAAACTATATTCATCTTTTTTCCAAAAGTAAGCCTACTCGCTGCGTCCGATGCACCAACAGGCGACTTACACCGGCATCCGCTTTCGGCTATCCATTAGATTACTTTCCTAAGTGGGAAAACCTCAGACTTTACGCGCTCGATCTCATCTTTTGTGATAGTTCGCCCAGATGAGTCTTTGTAGACGAACGTGTTATTAGAATCGATTGCGTATTTATTTTTGCTCCGCAGATACTCTTTTGCTTTCCCAAGTTTTTCCGTATAGGTCTTGTCTTGCTTTGTTGACGACTTTTTTGACTTTGTGGAACATGAGTTCATTGTCGTATCCTTGCTCTTTGAGTACAAAGATAAGTTCTTCAACTTGTTGAGCGAGTTCTGAAACATGGAATCTAAGTTTGTCAATTCTTTGCTCCCCTAAGATTGGATTTACCACGGAATGTCATCCTTCATGTCTTTAAGTTCTTTTTTGGGCGGATTATCTGAACGGCCTTGAATCTCCTTTCCGATCTTGATACGCACAAAAGTGTTTCCATTGCGGTCTTGCTTTTCCCAAACGTCAAGAAAATGAGTCTTACCGTCAGGCAGCAAGACTTTACCTCGCATGTCTGCGTGCCAATCTTCTTTCTTTTCGTTCTTAAATGCCGATCCTTCACCTGCTTTCATTTCGTAAGCCATATATCACCTATGAGTTAATTGCAAAAACATCTCGTCAACTTCTTCGAGAAACCTCATTGCTGCATGTAAAACTTCGTCTAGTTCCTCCTTCGTTGGCGTGTAGACTTTGTGGAAAAAGTTAATGTCTTCTGGGAGTCTTGGGTCGTATGCAACAAAGTGAACAAAAGACCTTCCGGTGCAAAGACATTGAACACACATCTGTTTCTTGTAGTCATCAGGAATTGTATCCTTTAACAAATACTCTAGCATGACTTTTTCTGTTGGGCATTTACATTCGATGAGTCCTCCGTCGGAGGTAAGACCATCGGGAGAAGCGCCAAAGTTATCAACGCCACCAGGAAAATCAACAAATCCAACATCTTCAATGAGAATACCCGTCTTTTGCTCAAAAACCTCTTTCGCCAGTGGTTCATGGTCGATTCCCCATTGCATAGCATCGTTGACGAATTTGCTTACGATGTTTCCGGTGAGTCTTTCCAGAAGAATCTCTTTCTTCAAATCGTATCTTTTAGACGATTCCTCAGGTTCTTTGCCTGCTTTTGCTTTAAGGAAAGACATTGCACTTGCCATGCGAGAAGCGGTCAGCTTTCCGGTTCTGGCTGAGTGCCAGTCACCAGTATTCTGAAATTCGTTGCGATCTCTCATTTCAGTTTTTCCTTCAATTCGTCCTTCAGTTTGGACACAAGTGATCGTTCATCAGGAGTCATCTTTGAGTATTCTTCCTTCAGTTGATCCAATGATTCACATGCATCCAAGATAAACTTCAGCGTTTCATAATCTCGGCCAGACTTGACTTGTACTGGCTTCTGTATCCGTGACGCTGCGTTACCGTCATCGTCTTCAGGGGCGATACCGCAGGCAGCTTGCAGACTATACCGTCTTGCGTAGGTAAGAGCCGATCCATATCCCTGAGCGTCCTGTTTAGACGCGGGAACATGCAGCCTACCTCCAGAAACATGCTCACCTGATTCATGGATGAACATTGTTTCAACGATAACACCGTCTTCGCAAGGATGAGTGAATTGCATTAACATGATGCCGTTATTGTTTAGCGCGTCAATGACAGCTTCAACGCAAGCATCCAGAGAGGCGTATTTGGACCGAAAGTGTGGATTGGTTGAAGTCTTTAGTGCTGGCCCGAATTCTTTTTGTGCTTTGACCAGCGCGGGGAAGATTGCTTTCGTTTCCATTATTGCTCCAGGTATTGTTTGAGTTGAATTTCACGTGCCATCAATGACGTTATAACGTCATAGGTAAGGCGAGAGGCGTATTTTTTTTGGGTGGGGTACAGAGTCTTGTATGCTCTGATTTTTTCCCTGACTTCGAGGAGTTCCGTCAGGTATCTCAGTTCTGCGCTGATGTCTTCGATAGCGTTTAACATCTTGTCTCCTTTTTTGTAAGGTCTCAGGCTTCGACCGTGGAGTGATATTAAGGCGTTAAAGTATTCATGTCAACAATTATTTATCATTAAAATTCAATGGCTTATAAAAAAGTTGAAAAATAGATTGTGTCATGCTGTCCATTTAGATATGATTTCTCTGCCTTGAAAAAGGTCGCTCTGTGGCGGAGCTGTTTGAACTCAGTACCCCTACGCATGGGTTTTGGTCTTTGACGTGCGACTGTTCTGGGTTCCAGCGCCCGTCATCGCCACGACCTAAAGCCCAGTCGTAGGGGTTTTTTCATGGCCGCGCAAAGGGACAGGGCGTAAGTAAGAAGTCCTAGTCGGGGCAGAGGCCGCAGGAGAAGTAGCTGCGGAGCGAGGGGAGACACCTGCTATGCCCGACCCAACTGGTCTAGGCCAGCGGTCAGAACGTTGTTACGGGATACGACACCTGGCTTAGTTCACCGAATTTGGTTTCGGTAGTGGTCTTATTGTTTAAAGGTTTAGTATAATGATAAAGCCAAGCCGGTAGTGGCTGATTCTTGCGTCATGGTACGCAAAAAAACACCGGCAGCAGAGGCCACAATATCCCTCCGGTGGTGACTCTGCACCACCCCTATTGACATTCGTTAAAATTTAACTGATGATAGACTGCAAGCTAAACAGTTCAGTGTATGACTTCAATTGCGAACACTGCAAAACAAGGTTTATCCTGACTGAACCATGTAAGGTTTACAGGAAAGCACTGGTAGATACTTTAACGAAGAAATGGGGAGCTTTTGACTCATGGAAAGAGAAGCCGCATTGCTCATGTCACCAAAGATGTCAAAGAAGGGAAAAGATAACTGCCTTCAGGTAAAGTTAAGTGGAGACTTGATTGATGACATTACTTTAATGGGTCTCAAGCAAAGTCTGGAAGATTTAAGGTATTACGAAAAAGGTAAGGTCAAAATCTTTGAAGACGATCTTACTAAAGATAAAAAAACAATTAAAAAGTTTATCGATGCGTTTGAAACTGTGTTAAAGTTTTATGCGTAAAAAGTTAGTACCTTTAAAGACTTTATGGAAGAAGCTGGACAGAGTTTTTTCTCTGTACATCAGACTAAGAGACTCGGACGAAGGTGGGACTACTCAGTGCGTGACTTGTGGTTCTTACAAGTACTACAAAGATATTGACGCTGGACACTTTATTAAACGTCAACACATGTCAACCAGATGGGATGAGAGGAACGTACATCCTCAATGTACTAGGTGTAATCATTTTATGGGTGGTCGGCAGGATGACATGAGTTTGTACATCCTTCGTTTATACGGAAAAGACACTTTACTAGAATTGATGCAGTTAAAGTATCAAACAAGAAAGTTTACGCGGACTGAGCTGGAAGATTTAATAAAACATTTTCAGGAAAAGACAGAGGCATTAGATGTCCGACGAGATTGATCGAGCTAATGAGCATCAGGACGCCATGACTGACGCTGAAGTAAAGAGAATCAGAAAGGCTGCGAAACTTCAAAAAGGAGAGCCTGGCGAGTGTGACTTGTGTGGTGAATGGTCGGGAAGATTGATTAACGACGTCTGTGCGCCTTGTCGTGACAGGTATAAACTTAAATGAGACGACATCTTTTGCAGTATCACGTTAAACGGATTCCAAACTGTACAAATTATGATGAGTTCTGGGAGTGGAGAAAACTAGCTAATGCTTCACTACCGCCGTATTCAACTTGGTTCTGTACTGATTGCACTAAAGAGTTTCAATCAAAAATGATTAAAGAAAACAAGTGCGATCATCCTTATATAAGTTTCAGGCTAGTTCACGGAGATATTGAGGGTTATGTATCAAAGCAAGACGATGAAACTCACAACAAAGTAGTCTCTAAACTAAACGGAGTAAGCCATGAGCCAGAATGATTTAGTATTGGATTATATTAAACAATTCAATTGCATTACCTCTCTGGAAGCTATTAAAGAATTGGGTGTAACAAGGCTTGCGAGCCGGATTTATGACCTAAAGAAAGAAGGGCACGAGTTCGATACAGAGGATATTAAAGTAAATACAAGGTCAGGATATACAACTGTAACGAAGTACAAGCTAAAGGAAAAACATGGGCAAAATTGAGCGTATCTTAAACGTATTACAACA